CTTCTCCATTCGTAATATACAAGAATAATATTCCAACAAATAGAATTGTAGTCAAAATGCAGACTAATCTTGCTGAATCAGCATTATCTACATTTAGAAATAAAGATGGAAATCTAGTAAATGACTATCTGGGAGATAGAACAAAATCAAGTATTCCAAAAAGATGGTCTATTGAATATTTGAATGAAACTAATAACTGGGTAAATGCAATTAGTTTTGATGAAAATTCTTTAAAGTCAGATGGCTCTAATATAGTTAATTGGGATGGATATGTAGAACTATACTATGGAATAGTTGTCCCTCAAAAATTTAAAACATCCTTTAACTTTGTAGACTATACACAGATAGAAAACCTACCTTCATCTGGAGTTCAAGGTGAGGCATACATTATTGATTCTGACGAAAACAATCCAGGCTTATTAAAGATATGGGATCGAGAAGATTTAGAGTGGGAAACATATAATGTAGATTATAAATTTCAACTATTAGAAACAGACGATACTAAAAGATTAGGTGTAGTAAGATCATTAACCGACCCAGAATACTACATTAGCGGCACTACAACAGTGTTTAGAGACCTTGCAATGATTAAAGGACTAAGAGTGGTGGTAGAGACTATGTATGGCCCAAATACTACCTTTGATTTGATTGAACTAAGTCCTAGGCTAAAGGCAGATATAACTGATTACGTAACAGGTTTTAATTTTAACAAGTCTATAGCAAAAGATAAAGGTCTACCAGTTGGAGGTTTGCTTGCATCAAACGGAAGCCTAGATTTAATGAATCATGATTTTGCATTTGCAGAACAGAATATATTTGAAAACAATCAAGGCAGTTTGGTTCACAACCTACTAAAGCCTAATGTAAAGTTTGATTTCTATGACGTAGTGTTAGGAGTAGGTGGATACGACAAGTTTATTCCTGTCAAAACATTATATGGAGAAAACTTTCCATCAATTACAGATGAAAACGCAGATTTAAATATATCATTAAGAGATGCTTTCTTTAGACTAGAAACACAAAAAACACCTAGCATACTTTTGCAAAACATAACACTTACATACGCTGTGGCAGTGTTGCTAGACAATATTGGATTTAGTAACTATGTATTTAAAGGAATCTCAAATGCAAACGATCCAGTAATCCCATACTTTTTTGTTGAGCCAGACCTAAGTGTTGCTGAAGTATTGCAAAGACTAGCAGTGGCAACTCAAACCGCAATCTTCTTTGACGAATATAACAACCTTGTGGTTATGTCAAAAGAATACTTATTGCCAGAGCCAGGAACAAGACCTACCGATATAGTTCTCTATGGACAAAATCAAGATAGCAATATAGCAAATATAGTTGACATCTTAGATGGAGAAACTACAGTTTTTAATGCTGGAACAATTAACTATACAACCAGATACATACAAAGAGCACCATCATCATTGCAGCAAGCATACTATGTAGACGAAGATAGAACATATAGGTATCAACCTGTTTTGCTTTGGGAAGTTGCTGGAGATACTGCAAGTAAGACAATTAATGAAAGTGCAAAAAGTTCATCATATGCTTTAGGAGCAGCAGGGTTAAACACAAGCCTTACAGCAAGTGTCCCATATGTTGTTAACAATGCAATCACAAACAATATTCTTGACCTAGGAGAAAACGTATATTGGCTTCCAAGATTTCAGGGGTATCTATATGCAAATGGAGAAATTATTAAGTATGATGCAGTAGAATACGCAATATCTGGATCTACAAAACAATGGATATCAAGTAATCAAGAATATCAAAAATACTTTAGTCAGTTACCATTTAATGGAAAAATGTATCCTACAGGACTAATAAGAATTTATGCAGAGCCATTCTATGAAGAGATATCTACAAATACAAATAATGTAGAAGTTAGATTTAAGAATGGTGCCGTCAAGGCTCACGGACGTGGTCAGTTTGGAACAGAGGTAACTAGTCATGAAGCAGGATTAAACTCATACTGGTCAGATAATACAAATGTTCGTGGTATCAATATGGATGCAAACTACTTATTTACAACAGTTCCAACAAAGAGCATTGCTCTTCCTACTAAGTTAACAATAGATCCTTTGGTAAGTGCTAGTGCAATACCTAATGCAGTTAGTGCTTCTGTTTCGCAGCAGTCATCTAGAACTGGAGTTCTTGTTAACTTCAACAGAGAAAGTCTTCCAACAGAAGATGTTAGAAGACAACTGCAAACTACAATATCTGGAACAGTTCAATCATCGGCATTAATATTTACAGGGCCAAGTCCTATGCCAACAGGTATCACATCTAAAAACTTTGTAAGTTATGTTGCAAAGGAATTAAGTTCAGACTTTAAACACTTCGGAACAAGAATGAGAATCATTGGTAAGTATGAAACAAGTTCTAGAGTCCAGACACCTACAAATGCTTCAGAATACTATTCAGTTCAATCACAAAGTGCTGAGCAAGTAGCAACACTAAGCGGTGGTTCTGGCGGTATAGGAATCATGATTAATAGCAATACTAACTATGGATACTACTTTGAAATATGCTCATTGACATCTGATAATCTACAAAACTTTAATTTAAAAGATTCAGAAACAGGAGAAGAAAGTTCAGTTCTTCATAACATCTTGTTCTACAAGGTTGTTCCAGCAACTAAAGATGGACAGACTATCGAGTTGCCTCAAAAACTTTGGGGTGGACTATCAAAAATATTAGTAGACGAAGGAAGATTTGTTGGCCAAGATAGACTTATGAGCACAGAAAATCCAACTGTATACGACCTATCAGTTGAATATGAAGATCTAGGAACATCTAGAAGATTCTATTTATATCTAAATGGAACAAATATAGCAATAGTTGATGATGCAGATCCACTTCCTAAATATAACAACATGGCACTATTCGTTAGGGCATCTTCAAAGTGTATGTTTGAAAATGTATACGCATTAGAAAACTTGATGAGCAAAGAAAAGAATGTTCCTATAGTAAAAGATATTGCAGCAACATTTGGAGATAATGAAATTGTTTCCTCAGAGGCATTAAATAAATACGCCTTGTCTGGATTTATTAAGGGCTCATACCTATCTGGTGTAAGCAGCGTTACATCTCCAAAGTATGACATATACTATGATGAGTTTGGAACTATCATGAGAGAGTGTGCATACTTTAATATTAAGTATGACAAAGCATATCCAGCATTCTATGCCATGTTAGCACCTACTTTTAATAATGAAAAAACTTATACGACATCTGGATTCTACGCTGGATCATACGGAGCAGAGTTCTTAATATTTAATTCTACTGATAAGACTATAGTTCTGGATGAAACATCTGGAACATTCTTAAGAATTGTTGGCCTTTCCTTTACTCAGAATACTACACATACTTTAACAGTAGACGATTACTATAAAGAAAGAGCAAATTTTGCTGACCCATTAATTATAAATAATATTATTACAAATCCAGAAAGACAAGAGAAGATTTATGATACTATACTAGGAAGCAGATCTAAATATGGCAAAAGAGAATTTACATTAGACTCGCCATATATTCAAGATCAAGATTTGGCAAACTCTTTAATGGGATGGATAACCTCAAAGACAATTAAGCCAAGAAAAAATATACAGTTAGAGGTATTTGCAATGCCACACTTACAACTTGGAGATATTGTTACAATAGATTATGAGATGCCAACAGGTGATAAATTTATCAATAATACAAAACAGTTTGTCGTTTCAGAAATGCAATATGCAAGAAATGAAAGTGGACCATCTCAAACCATTAGGGTGGTGGAAGTATAATGGCTCCTAAAAAAGGTACAACTAGACCATCAGGAAATATTGCTAAAGCACCCGCACCCGCAGCAAAGTCATCACCAGCACCAATAGTAAAAGATTCAAAGGGTAATATTGACCCTAGATATGGAACTAGAAAACAAAAAGAGCAAGGTGTTTTAAAGCCTTCTTCACCTAATTTAAAGGGTACAGACATGAGCAGAGGTGTAATGGCTACATCTAAGTCTGCAGAACAGATAAGAAATGAAGCAAGAGGAAAGATGTTTGCTGGAACAGTCAGTAAAGAAACAAAAAAGAAAAAGAAAAAGAAAGTTAAAGATGAAAACAACACGGCCACTCTTCCAATAATTGACCTAAACATAGATCCTACTGGTGGATACATACCATACACTCCATCTATTCCTACATCTGTAAAAGTTCCAGATAGAGATGCCGTAATAGCACTACAGAGAGATGGTGCCGACCAAGCATTAATTACGTCTGTTTTATTTGAACAAATAGGTGCTACCGAACTTGTTAAATTTGTCAAGAATGACACAGTAGATGGCTTAAACCCACAATATAACGTAATATCAAACGTTGCTGATTTAAAAAGCAAATTAGATACTTCATATTTAATTGCTAAGCAAAGACCAGACGTTACTATTGATAATGGATTCTCCATTAGACTACAAGACAAACTTCCATCTATAGACTATTTATTTGATAACAATATCCCAAACTACATTCATTTTGATAGCACAATAGGCCAGTATGGATCATTGGTTATAGAATTAGACAATATTGACATTGATGAAATTGTCGAGGTAGAAATAGACACGAATGGTACAATTGTAGAGGTGAGATAATGATTACTAATAAAGGTCGACAAATCATAGCAAAGTATGTTTTAGGTCAAGCACCCTCCTTTGCCTCATATATTGCAGCAGGATGTGGCCCAAGACCCCTACTTAACTCTGGATCTGCATCTATTTCACCATCTAAAGAATCATTAGACTTTGAAATGTTCCGTGTTCCTATTATCTCAAGAGGATTTATTAAAGAAGGTAACGTAGAAAAACTTGTATTAAAAGCAGAAATGCCTACAGATCAAAGATATCTAATTACAGAACTTGGCGTATTCCCATCAGAGTCAAACTCAGTTGCTGGACAATATGATAGCAAACTTATGATAACCTTTGCACCAACAGAATCATGGGTATATTCAGATGGTCAAAATGCTTCTGCAGTTACCTATGTTAATTCACCAGTAGATTCTCAAAATAACTCAGCAAGTATTGATGCTTCGACACCAGACTTTTTGTTTATTAACTCAGACATGAATATATTTTCTAATACAAACAGGGCAGATAGATATGAGGCCCCAAGATTTTTGAATAGGGCATTAATGGTTTATGCCAATACTGCATCAATCAATTCATCATTTGCAACATCAGCATCTTCAAGATATATTGAAAATAGCAATATCCTTTTTAACTTTGGTCAAAACCTTCCAGATGATGAGATTAAACTAGCATTTTCTCTCGTAAGTAAGACAGCAAATCAATCAACTAATCCAGATGTTAGAATACTTATGGAATTCTACAACAACATAAGCGGAAGCAACAATGGCGTTCCTAAAGCAATAGCCAAGTACACCTTGCCAGCATCAACGTTTGCAGATAGTAGATATAAAGTAATACCTAAAAAAATATCAGAGTTTGAAAAAGAGCCTAACTTCTCTTGGGCAAACGTCAACATGGTTAGAATATATGTCTCTACATTTGCTGCGGGTACAAATAATATTAGCAATGACTACTATATAATATACGATGGAATTAGAATTGATAATCTAACAGCAGAAAATCCTCTATACTCTTTAATTGGATATAACGTAGTTAAAAATACAGAAGCAGAGCCTATTGATAAATTAGAAAATACAAATAATTATGTAGAATATAGGTTCGGAATCAGTGTTGTATAATGGCAAATTTATCAAATAAGAAGTTCTTTATTCCCCTTTCAAAACTTCCATATCCAAATATAGATGGAAAGCATAGAGTTAGATTTAGAATAACAACACAGGATAGAAATGAGATCTCAGAATGGTCTCCTATATTTGTAGTAGATAGCCCAAACCAACAGGTATCAGCATCAATTAACTACACATCCCAAACGCTAGGTTCAACCGTAACTTTTTCATGGCTTCCAGATAGCAAGTATAAAGAATATGATGTATTCACATCTTTAAGTGGTGAGGATTTACAATACTTTACAAGAACGGCAAATAACAATGTAAGCATAAATGTGCCAACAGAGGCTACCAGTTATAGGGTTTGGGTACAACTTCCTACATACCCTACACCACCAACAACATCAGAATTATTTAGATTATTCGACAGTGGCACAATATCGCTGTAAGTGATATAATGGAGAGATTATGGGACTAATATCATTACCTGAACGTGGACAGCCACTAGATGTAAACTATATCTATGAAATGGCTAACCAGATTTATGAATTACAAAAGGCAACAACAAATACAAGTACTAATATCTCTAGAATTAATGGTGTAGGAACAACAAACAACAGGGTTATTTTTTATGCTAACTCAGCAACAATAGCCTATCCAAACGTAATTTCTGGTGAATCTAGAGATTTTGAAGTTCCACTACAAGGCTTTAATACTCCACCATTGGTAACAGCAACAGTATTAAACCCAGCAGGTGCAACATCTTCAAATGCTGGAGACAATGTTAGCCTAGTTTTAACCCTCGTTTCAAACGATACAGTTAAAGGTAAGATCAGATTTGGAACACCTGGTCCAGTAAGTTTAATTATAAATGTTCTAGCAATCGGAATAGCGTAAAGTCTGGTATAATTTTTCACTATGAATATTAATGAACTCTTAGCATGCGGAAAATGCTCAGCAAAAATGCTCGTGGATAGAGTATTCCTAACGCACGATCATCTTGAACTGTATTGTATAAGATGTGGTAAAAGAGATATGTATCACAATCCACAAAAGTTTGGTGCAAAGATAAGATGGATAATGGAAGTAGAGAAGAGAAGAGCCAGAATAGCAGGCAATCCTCTATAAAAGCCAGTAGCGTAATATTTTTTATAAATAATGAACTGGTAAAAATAGTACATAAAAATAAGCCTAACAACATATGTACACTTTATAACTATAAATATGATAAAGAGCAAACAATGCTTTATTCTGATTTTAAAAAACATAGGAAAAAGGCATATACAGTTTCTACCACAATAAAGATATTTAAAAGATCTAGAATGCAATTTCACAGAATGATGAGTAACAACATTATTCCGCTACCAACTGGTGCCTCATTAGGCGGGGAAAGAAAATGGCAGATTATGTCTTATTACTCAGAAGATGATCTTTATAAAATTAGAGAGGCCATGGCTAATATACATATTGGCAAACCTAGAAAAGATGGCAGAATAACACCTGCAAAAGATATTCTTTCAGAAAAGGACTTGCGTTCTTTATTGGGAGATGGTATTATGTTATATACGAAAACAGAGGATGGGCGGTTCATCCCTGTGTGGCAAGAAGAAACGTGGTGAATATGTCAGAAGATACTAAAATATCAGTAACGCTAGGCTATACATTGAATCTTGGAAATTTTCAAAGTTTAAGAGTAGACATCGGTTGCACTGATTTTGTTAGAAGTGAAGAAACAAAAGAATCTGCAGTTGAAAGAATATACAAATTTGTTGAAGAACAAGTTATCTCAAAAGTAGATGAGGCAAAGAAAGAACTAGAATAGTGACCAATAAGCAACAGAAATTTGCATTGCTTACTAGGTTCAAGAAACGTCTTAAAGAAAAAGGCCTAGATGATTCTATGAATATCTACGCTGAGCAATGGACAGCAGATGCCCTAATACAGTCTTACACTTTACAAGGCTGTTATGATCTGATAGAATATTACTTTGCTGTGTCAGCAAGTCCTACGTGGAAGTGGTTTGCTTACAATGCAGAAAAAATATATAAGGCTAAAAAAGATAAAGAAGAAGACGACAGAGTAAGAGAACTGTTGAGAAAACAAGCGAAAGAGTGGTTGGAATAATGTCTGCTGAACTAGAGGCTAAGGTTCTTTCAGCAGTATTGAAAGATAAGCAAATATATGTTTTGCTACAGGCTAACCCAGATCAATTGTTCAGAACCCACAAAGACGTGTGGCACTTTATTAGAGACTACAGTGAACAAAACTCAACAACACCTACAATAAACCTAGTTCTAGAAAAGTTTAGAGACTTTGTTCCAGTTGGAGAAATTGGCAACACAAAGTATCATTTAGAGGAATTAAGAACTGCATTTCTAGAGTCTACATTAAGTAATGTTCTTATGTCATCTGCTAGTCAATTACAGAATCACCAACCAAACGAAGCACTAAATACATTAATATCAAAAACATCAGAATTAAAAAAGATTACTGCAGATATCAGAGATGTTGATGCAGTAGATATTGAAGACGCAATTACACATTTTGAATACATTAAGGAGTTAAATGAAAAAGGTAATCACGGCATTAAAACAGGTCTTGCAGGTTTCGACAATTATCTTCCAGCGGGTATTACTCCTGGTCAGTTTGGCATTCTTCTTGCCTATCCTGCTATTGGTAAATCTTGGCTTGCACTTTTTATGGCTGTCCAAGCATGGAAGAACGGAAGAAAGCCACTAGTTATATCTCTTGAAATGACAGAGACAGAAGTTAGAAATCGTGTCTACACAATTATGGGACAGGGAATGTTCTCACATAGAAAACTATCTTCTGGAGAAGTAGATACAGAATCATTTAGGCTTTGGGGTGATCAACATCTATCTAAGATGCCACCATTCTATATTGTGTCAAACGATGGGGTAGGAGAATTATCCACTTCTGTATTAAGAGGAAAGATAGATCAATATTCTCCAGATGTAGTATTTGTAGACTATATTCAATTAATGCAATCAAACATTCCAACAGATAATGAAGTTGTAAAAATTAAAAATATTTCTAGAGAATTAAAAGTGTTGGCAATTAGTGAGCAAGTTCCTATCGTAGCCATTGCATCTGCAACACCAGACGATGCAACTGATATGAATAGTGTTCCAACACTTGGTCAGGTTGCATGGTCTAAGCAATTAGCCTATGATGCTGATTGGGTATTAGCACTAGGTCGTGCACAAGGAACTACAATTCTTGAATGTGCTTTTAGAAAGAATAGGCATGGGTTTTCTGGAGACTTTATGATCGATGTTGACTTTGATTCTGGTAGATTCTTATACAAAGATTTTGAGGATAAATCATAATCTAAGGATATAATTATCGTATGTACAGCCACAAACCTATTAAACGGTTTGGTCTCGAAGGCGAAATATACGATGATTCACATATCGTAAGACTTAAAGACCAATATGTATTTATGGTCACATCAGTGATGAAGAATCACGGTTATGTGCCAAGATATGATATTGACCCAGACTTCACAGTTGGGTATAATGGTAAGACATTTGAGTTTCAACTATCAGTATATGGAGTTTATGTTGGGAAAGAAAGAGCAAAGTGGATATTAGGAATAGACAAAAACACACCAATACAATCACATATTACTCAGACGAGCAAGTCAAACGAACTCTCGTAGCCGCTGGCATAGATATACAATATGAACTAGATAATGACTTAATGATCTTTTGTCCGTTTCATAATAACACAAGATCTCCAGCAGGCGAGGTATCAAAAGAAACAGGATTATTCTGGTGCTTTTCATGTCAAGAATCTAAAAACCTAGAAGAAGTAATAATGCAGGCAACTAAAAGATCATACTTTGAATCAGTTAGACTTATAGACTCTAAAAAAGATGATAGAAATCTACTAGATAAATTATCTGATAAGTTAGAAAATAAAAAAGAACTAAAAAGATTTGATGAAAACTTGATAGATAAATTGCACGAAAACTTGATGTCAAATAGCAGGGCACAACAATACTTGGCAAATAGAGGAATTACTAAAGATAGTGCGATTAACTATAAACTAGGATATTCAGAGAATCAGGATATGATAACAATACCAGTTCATTCACCAGATGCATACTACCTTGGTTTTGTTGGAAGATCAATTGAAGGCAAAGTATTTAAAAATTCAACTGACTTGCCTAAAAGCAAAACTTTATTTAATCTTTGGAGAAATAAAAGAGTAGACAAGGTTTTTGTTGTAGAGTCATCTTTTGATGCAATAATGATAGAGCAAGCAGGAGGGCATGCAGTCGCAACTCTTGGAGCAACAATATCAAAAGAACAACGTAGATTGCTAAAACAATACTTTAATCAAGTGATAGCCCTAGGTGACAACGATGAGGCTGGTCAGAATATGTCCAATAAGTTAATTACAGATTTAGGTGCTGGAAAGTGTATTGTTGCTAAATTACCAGATGGATACAAAGATGTGTCCGATCTTTCATTTGATGATCTAAAAAAGTTTGTGCATTCATTTGACAACATAGTTGTCTCAATGCTACAATAAAGTAAGCCCATTTACAGGGCAATTATTAAGGAGAAAAACAGTATGTCAATTATAAAAGGACTCAAGAACATTGAAGCCGTTCTTGATAAAACAAAAGTAGAAAACAGCGGAGCCAAAGTAAATTGGCTAAAATTAGATGATGGCGAAAGCGTTCAAATAAGATTTGTTAGCGAACTAGATGCAGACTCACCAAACTATGATGAAAAGCGTGGTCTTGCTATTGTAATTAGTGAACACACAAATCCAGAAGATTATAAACGTAAGGCTGCTTGCACTGCAGATAGTCAAGGCAGATGCTTTGGTTGCGAAATGTATCGTAAAGAACCTAAGAGTGGCTGGAGAGCACGTCTTCGTTTCTATTGCAACGTATTAGTAAACAATGGAACAGATGAACCAAAAGTAGCAGTATGGAGCATGGGTGTAAGCAAGAGTGCAACATTTAGCACAATTCGTGAATTTGCTGCAGACTCAAATAGCATCAGCAACATGGTTTGGAAACTAAAGAGAAACGGAAAAGGAACAGAAACAAACTATATCCTACTTCCAGGAACTCAAGACTCAGAACCATTTAACTGGGGATCACAAGAAGCATTCAACTTAGATAAGGTTGTTCGTGAACTTCCTTATGCTGAACAAGAATCATTCTATCTAGGATTTAATAATCCAACCACTACTGCAGCAGCAGAGTGGTAAATTAATCTGAAAGGCTATGGCTTGAATTACGTTCCATTACACGTTCATACACATTATTCACTTATGGATGGTGTTGCAACTCCAGAAGAGTATTGCAAGCGTGCAAAAGAAAACGGCATGACAGCCATAGCCATTACAGACCATGGTGCACTTTCTGGACATCGTCCAATGTATCGTGCAGCAAAAGCCGAGGGTATAAAGCCAATCCTTGGTATAGAAGGCTATATAACTACTAATAGATTTGACAATAGAGACAAATCAGAAAGAACTAGCCCATTAGACTTAGTTTATAATCATATTGTTATATTGGCTAAAAACCAACAAGGACTAGAAAACTTAAATAGATTAAATGAAATAGCATGGACAGAAGGATTTTATAAAAAACCTAGAATTGATTTTGAAGTATTAGAAAAATATAAAGATGGATTGATTGTTCTATCAGCCTGTATGTCTGGCCTTATTGCCAAAGCCTTAGAGTTTAATGAATATGCAGAGGCAAAGAGATTGCTTAAGTGGTTTAAAGATACATTTGCTGATGACTTCTATGTTGAGGTAATGCCACATAACTCTAAAGAACTAAACAAAGAATTACTTGAGTTAGCAGACTCTATGGAAATTAAGTCAGTCGTTACACCTGATTGTCATCATTCTACAACAGATCAAAAAGTTGTACAAGAAATTATGTTACTTTTAAATACTCATGCCAAACTAGACAAAGAAGCAAAGTTTGAAAAGTCTCAAAAGATAGATGATATTATGAAACGTCTTGACTACCTATATGGTGCAGATAGACCTATGTCATTTAGATCTTTTGATATTCATTTACTTTCATACGAAGAGATGAAACAGGCTATGAATATGCAAGGGATTACTAGGGAAGATATTTATACAAATAGTATTGAAATTGCAGACAAGGTAGAAGATTATGATATTCAGTCTAATCTAGACCTATTGCCTACTAAGATAGATGATCCACACATGGGTCTTGTTGACTTGGTTTTGAAGGGTATGACAGAAAAGGGACTATACGATATTCCAGAATACAAAGAAAGAATGCAAGAAGAGTTAGATATTATTAAAGATAAAAACTTTTCTCCATACTTCTTAATCGTATCTAATATGCTTAACTGGGCCAAAGAGCAAGGAATCTTGGTTGGACCTGGTCGTGGATCAGCAGCAGGCTCACTTGTATGTTATGCACTTGGAATTACAGATGTTGATCCAATAAAATATGGACTACTATTTTTTAGGTTTATCAATCCAGAGCGTAATGACTTTCCAGATATTGACTCTGATATTGCAGACTCAAGACGTGATGAATTAAAGGTTCATTTAGAACAAGAATATAAAAACGTTGCATCAATTGCTACCTTCTTAGAATTTAGAGGAAAGGGTATTGTAAGAGACGTGTCTAGAGCATTTAATATTCCCTTGTCTGATGTTAACAAAGTATTAAAGCACGTTGATGATTGGGATGAATTTACTACAAGCAAACAAGCACAATGGTTTAGATTGAAGTATCCAGAAGTAGTTAAGTATGGAGAACAAATGAGAGGTAGAATTCGTGGAACTGGTATTCATGCTGCTGGTGTAGTAACAGCCAAAGAACCAATCTTTAAGTATGCACCAATGGAAACAAGATTAGCACCTGGAACCAAAGATAGAATTCCAGTAGTGGCAGTTGACATGGATGAGGCAGCAAGTATTGGTCTGATCAAACTAGATGTTCTTGGATTAAAAACTTTAACTGTTATTGATGAAACAATAAAAACTATTAAGCAAAGACATAAGATTGATATAAAACTAAAAGATATAAACTTAGACGATAAAAATGTATACGACATGCTTTCAGAAGGTAAAACAAAAGGAGTGTTTCAGTGTGAAGCAACTCCATATACAAACTTGCTTGTAAAGATGGGTGTATCTAATCTAGATGAACTAGCCGCTTCCAATGCTCTAGTAAGACCAGGTGCTATGAACACAATTGGTAAATCATATCTTGCAAGAAAACATGGAAAGTCAATGATTGAATATGTTCACCCAATTATGCAAGAGTTTACAAAAGATACATATGGATGTATTCTTTACCAAGAGCAGGTTATGCAGGCTTGCGTTCATCTTGGTGGAATGACAATGGCGGAAGCAGACAAGGTTAGAAAGATTATTGGTAAGAAAAAAGACGCTAGAGAATTTGATCAATTCAAAGATAGATTCGTCACTGGTGCACAACAACATATTACGCCGTTTGTTGCAGAAGCATTATGGCAAGACTTCGAAGCACATGCTGGATACTCATTTAATAAGTCTCACGCAGTAGCATACTCAATGCTTTCATACTGGACAGCGTGGTTAAAATACTACTATCCAATTGAATTTATGTATTGCCTATTAAAGAATGAACAAGATAAAGATGCTAGAACAGAATATCTAATTGAAGCAAAAAGAATGAATATTTCTGTTAAACTCCCACATATTAATGAGTCAAACTCAGACTTCAGCATTGAAGGAAAAGGTATTAGAATGGGCCTATCTTCTATTAAATGGATATCTGACAATGTTGCATCAAAGATAATTTCATATAGACCATACAATTCATATTCTAACTTTGCAAGCATTGCTTCTAAAAAAGGTAGTGGTATTAACGTTAGAGCAGTGGAAGCACTAAACGCAATTGGTGCCTTAACATTTCCTGACAATCCTAGAAATGAAAAGGTTGTAAAGGAAAACTTATACGAATATTTAAACTTACCTGAATTTACTACAAGCGTGCCTCCACATTACTATGCATACATAGACGATATTGAAGACTATGATGAGCAAGGTGCTTTTATATTAATGGGTGTAGTAAAAAATATTAAACGAGGAAAAGGCTGGTCAAGGGTAGAAGTAATGGATGCTACTGGAATGGTTGGTGCATTCGATGACGAAGATACCAAGATTGAGCAAGGTAAGACTTATATATTTTTAATTGGATCAAACAGAATTATGGAAGCAATACAAATAGATGAAATAAAGAATTTTACAACTAATAGTTTAGTTAAGTTCTTAAATTATAAATCTTTGCCATATAGCGGAGAAGAGTATTATGTGCTATCATTTAAGCCTAGAGTAACTAAGGCTGGAAAGAAAATGGCAAGTATGGTTGTAGTAGATGCAAATAGAGAAATGAAACCTATTATAGTTTTCCCTAGACAATTTTCTGAGGGATATATGAAATGCGAACCAGGAACTGCAGTTAAACTCACATTTGGCAAATCAGATGATGGTTCATTGATACTGAATGAGGTAGTTAAATAATGTCAATACAGATAGAAGAATTTCTGTCACAACTAGATCCTAATCTAAGAAAAAGATTAAGTAATGCAACAGACGTTGAAGTTAAAAAACAAAAGACACCAAGCATAAGTCTTAACAATGCACTCAAAGGCGGGTTTGCATATGGAAGACAAGTAATGATTTGGGGAAACAAATCTGCTGGTAAATCTTCATTCTGCTTACAGATGATTGGTGAAGCACAAAAGGAAGGCAAACTATGTGCCTGGATTGATGCCGAGCAGTCATTTGATCCAGAATGGGCTAAAAAACTTGGGGTAGATACAGATAAATTAGTATACTCTGCTGCTAAGACTATTAATGATATGGTTGATGTTGCTACTCAACTAATGAAGGCAAAGATAGATATTATTATTGTAGATTCTATATCTGCTCTATTGCCTGCTATTTATTTTGAAAAAGACTCAGATGAATTAAAGGCTTTAGAAAATACCAAACAAATTGGTGCTGAAGCAAAGGATATGACTAACGCTGTTAAGATGCTCAACTATGCTAATAATCAAGATGGCCAAACACTTTTAGTCTTAATATCTCAACTAAGAAATAATATTGGTGCAATGTATGCGTCACATATGCCAACAGGAGGCTTAGCGGTCAAGTTCTTCTCTAGCACTGTAGTAAAACTATGGTCAAGTGATTCTGATAACAATGCACTAAAGTCAAAGATTGCAGTTGGAGATAAATTAATTGAAGGAAAAGTAGGCAGAAAAGTTAATTGGCATATTGACTTTAATAAAACTGGTCCAGGATTCCTTGCTGGCGAATATGACTTTTATTTTGAAGGCGACACAATCGGAGTAGACAAAGTAGCCGATCTTGTAGATACAGCAGAACTTCTAGGAACCATTGAAAAGGGTGGGGCTTGGTATACGGTCTTAGGTGAAAGATTGCAGGGTAGAGCCAAAGTAATTGAATATCTAAAAGAAAATCCAGAGAAACTAAAAGAACTTGAATCAACAATCAACGCCTAACTATACTTTATATAATGGTAAGTTTGTTTGCCATACATGCAAAGAAATAGTTCCTAAAGCAAGAATGTATGCAGAAAAAGGAGATCTTACTTGGATGTGCTCTCAAAAGCACTTATCAAAAGTAACTTTTCCACAGAAGGGATATTAATGAGCGAGCGTTCTGAACTAAAACGTATTGGTGCAAAGCCACACGTTAATTCAGGTAGAGGGCCAGTCAAGGCTGATGGATCACTGGATGACTTCGTAGTAGATGTCAAAGAGTATTCTAAATCCTATTCCATCAGCCAAGACTCATGGGCAAAAATTGTGTCAGACACAATGAGAGTGGATAGAAAAAAGAATCCAGCACTTATGGTAGTTCTAGGTTCAAAGCATAAAAAGGTAAGACTTGCTATAATTGAGTGGGAAGTATTTGAACAGTTAAGAGAAAAAGAGTAATGGAAACAACAGTAGAGTTATTAAATAAGTTAACATCTTTTAATGAGATGTCAGAGTATATGAGTGATGAGGAGTTTACCAAGACCCTCACTGTCGTAGCAAAATTAATAGCAAACCCAGATGTGCCTGCTGCAAAAGCAACGCTATTGATTACCCAATTGCAAGCCTACTCAGCAAAGTTTGCAATGTTGGCTGCATGGTATTCACATGTTAAAAAAGATGATAGATCAAAGAAAAATATGTACTATGCAGTAAGAGAAGCAACCGACAAACTGGTCGATGCCCTTAAATACAGTGTGAGGAATTTCTAATGGCGAAAACGCTACTACAAAAGATTATTAAAAAGGTTGATACAGGAACTGTAGATTTAAAAAAAATAACAGATGCTATCAACAATGGATATCTATTAAATACAGCAGATAAACCTGCCTACTCTAAAAAGTATTCATTTGCTCCGTCTAAGTTAGTTTGGAACGAAGGAACTTGTCCTAGATACTGGTATTTAGCATTTGAAGGCAATGAGTTTGAAAATAAGAATGATGGCCCAAGTATTGCTAACATGCAGTCTGGAACAGATGCTCATACAAGAATTGGTAAGGC